GTTAGGGATGAAGCTCCTAAGTCTAATTATGAAGCGTTCTACACTCCAGATGTAAACGGAATATTTCTTGGAATTGATCGAGTGTCTGGCATTAAAGACATGACTCCAGAACAGCAAGAAGGTGAGTTTATAAGGTTACTGGATCACGAAATGATCCACGCAATGAGACAGCTTGACCTTTGGACTGAGAAAGAATGGCAACTATTGTCTGGGCTTGCAGGAAAAAGAAAAAGCCTTAACGGTGGAACTTTCTTAGATAATGCAAAAATAAACTATGCAGGGGAGTCAGCGGTAAATATAGTTGAGGAAGCTGTAGCAGAGATGACTAGAGAGGCTAGGGCAGAAGCTAGAACATTAACTGGAAAACCGAGAACATTAGTCTCAAGGATAGGTCAGTTCTTTACAAGAACAAAGAACGCAATCAACGGCCTTGGTTACAACTCTTTTGATAATGTAATCCAAGGTATTGAGTCTGGCGAGATAGGCACAAGAGAAAGGGGAGAGATCAGGACTCTTCTTGAAACAGAAAGAGCTAGAGGAGTTCCTTTTGTAAATGCGGCTCAGGCATTGGCTCCTGCAATGAACCAAGAGCGAAGACCGGATCAATTACAATCAACTCAAGGTGCAAGTGATTTTGCAGGTGTAGACCCACTTGTGGTTGAAGAAGAATCAAACACAGGAAAAGATCAGGCTAGAGAATTCTTGTCTGATGGAATTACTCTAAAAGATTCTATACCTGAAGTTTCTCAAGACTCTATAGATAAAACTGTAAAAGCTAATCTAAAAATAGCTAAAGGTATGCCCTCCAATCAGGTTCCTGAGTTTAATGTAGAAGCGGAGCCTCGCTCTCAGTATATTGCTCAGAACCCAGAGAAGGGTGCAAGTTTAGTTTTTGAGAACGATAGATATTCTGCGCGTAAAGAACCTGAATATGACCCAAGAACAAGGGCTGAATTAGACAAGCTTGTAACAAAAGCTCCAAGTGGCCCTGCTTCTACAGCTTACCTTAACGTAACAAATACAACACCAATAGGTGAGTTCCTAACAAGGCAGAAAGCAAAGTACATTAACAAGTGGGCTAGGCTTGAAAACATATACCAAACCGAAGGGTTTAGAGGTGTGCTTGCTGACTCAAGTGCGTTAGCGGCGGCGTTGTTTGCAGACAGATCAAAAGGTATAACATCTGAAGCCATAAAGAATGGATTTGTTAGTTACAAGAACGGCCTTACAAAAGTAGAGCAGTTTACTCATAAAGGTAAATCCTACAGAGGCCTTGTAGGTGTAATGGCTCCATTGTTTGTAGGCGGCAACAAGTACGGTGTTGACCTTGAGAAGTTAGCACAAGCGTATGCCGTAGCAAAACGATCTGAAAGATTGCGAGCAGAAGGAAAAGAAGTTCCTGCTGAAGCGGCAAGTCTTTCTGTATTGCAGTCAGAAATTAACAAATATAAAGATGACAGCGGAAACAACATAATTGAAGAGTGGTTTGACACTTGGCAGGCATACAATAGAAAAACTGTTGAGTTCCTCATGGACACTGGTGTTCTTGATGCACAGACTGCTGAGACTTGGATGGAGCAATCTGATTACGTTCCTTTTTACAGGCAAGCTGAAAACCCTGATGCTCAAGACAAGATGCCTAAAATATTTTCAGGCATGACAAGTGCCGCTACATTTAAGGAGTTAAAAGGAGGAGACACTGCCGTAACTGTCAGCATGCTTGACGCAATAACTCGCAACTTAGATGCCGCTATTAGTATGGGCATGAGAAATGTTGCCCAACAACGAATTGTTAGAGACATGAATTCACTTGGTTTAGCTAGAGAAGTCAAAGCAGGCCAGATGGGAAACAACATAATCAGCTTTAGAGTTGACGGACAAAAGAGAGATTTTGCAATTGACGATCCTTTGATGTACGAATCCATGCAGTCACTTGGCGGTGGTAGCATGGAGAAGATGTTAACAAGCGTTGTAGGTGTTCCTTCTACAGTTCTTAGGGAGATGATCACACGCGATCCGGGCTTTATGATGGTCAACATGATGCGAGACACATTGTCATCATATGTTACCTCTGGCTCTAGCTTCATACCTGTTATTGACACTTTAAAGAATGCTTTGAGCGGAGCTGATACTTTGTCAGCCTACGGTGTTGTAGGTGGCTACGATTTTGGTAATGATCCAGACAACATGTTTAAGGAGTTTCAAAAAGAATTAAGCAAAAGAGGTCAAGGCGATGGTTCTGGTAACCTGTTAACCAAACCTTTCATAAAACTTTGGGATGGCCTTGGGCAGGCAACAACTATGTCTGATGCGGCAACAAGAAAAGCTGTATTTGACGATGTTCTTGCAAGAACTGGCAATGAAGCTGAGGCGGCATATCAAGCACTTGAGGTCATTAACTTCTCAAGGAGAGGTAACAGTCCATTAGCGCGTGTAATCACAGCCGCCATTCCGTTCTTGAATGCTAGGTTTCAAGGATTGGATGTATTTTACAGGTCAGCAAGAGGCCAGTATAACGCTAATAAGGACATGTCAAAAAGAAAGCAACAAATGGTTCTGGCACAACGAGCATTGACTCTCAGCGCATTGACAGGACTTTACTGGATATTGGTAAGTGACGATGATCAGTACAAAGAAGCTGATGAGCATACCAGAGACAACAACTGGCTAATACCGACACCTTGGGGCGTTCCAGTTAAGATACCTATTCCTTTTGAGGTTGGCTTAATGTTTAAGACAATACCTGAAAAGATTTTAGCTGTAGGCTCTGGTAAATCAACTGGTCGAGAGGCAAGGCAGTCAGCAGTAACAGGGATTATGGGAACTTTAGAGATAAATCCTTTTGGGGCGCAAATAGTCGCACCTTTGATTGAAGCAGGGTTTAACTATAATTTCTTTACAGGTAACCCAATTGTATCTCCCTACATAGTGAAGAGTATGGAAGGCGCATTTCAAGACAGGGTAAGCACCAATCAGCTAGCAAAAGAGATATCGGGGTTTCTTGCGAATTTTGGCGAAGTATTTAACGTAAGCCCCATTAAAGTTGAGCATGTTATGAGAGGTTACACAGGAACTATAGGCACTTATATATTAGGTGCTGTTGATGAGATACTGCGAAGCCCTGCTCTGACTGGCGATAAGGAGCTTGAGATGCCTTCAAGACCTGTAACAGAGTTTCCAATAATAAAAAGATTCTTTGCAAGCTCCAAAAACTCAGGAGCAAAAGAAGACTTCTATGAGTTGCATGGAGAAATAAAGAAAATTGTAGGAACGCTAAACAACCTCAAGAAAGAAGGCCGAATAGACGAATACATAAAATATCTTAAGGGTCGAGAAAGCATCGTAGGGCTAAGAAAGAATGTTAATTATGTTGCAGAAAGGCTTTCAACCATACGAAAGCAAAGAGATTCTGTTATGAAATCAAACTTAGACCCAGACAGAAAGCGTGAGATTATTGACGAATTAACTAAAGAAGAAAGAGAGACTCTAAAGGTAACATCTGTATTAAAGGCAGAAGCCAACTTGCCCGTGTTTGATACTCTTTATAGATAACAAGTTAAGAGTAAAGAGTAAAGTTAAAGATAGCCGCACCTTATGGGTTATCTTGCAGTTGATGCTTTAACTACTAACAGTGGTGGTTGAGAAAATTGTCCGCATGATTTCACACTTATGGGCGAACGGAGCTTCATAATCTCTTTTTCATGTGCTTCTATAAAAGAAGGGGAACAACCCGACGCCACCACTCACCGAATCTTTCATTCGCCTTATTTTTACTCTACCTCACTCATTTAAACTTGTAAACCATAAGCCGATACCAAAGACTTTCAATAGGTAACATCTCATCATGGTTCATAAACAACCTGTCGCCATACCCAAAATCAGCGGCCTGACTTTTATCTCCAAATGTTTTTCTATCCATCCAACCGTTTATTCTCATGACACTAGGGTCTGGTGTCCTACCAACTAATACAGCAATGTTGGATTTAAACTTATCCATAGTATCGAATATTAACTTTCCATACTCAGCGTTGTTGAATTTAACATCAATTGTTATGTCATCAAACCAAAGGTCAACGCCCCCATCAGTAAGAACATTAACAGTAGGCAGGTGCAGGTTAAATAATCTAGCAACTGCGAACTCTGCCTTAAATCCGTAAATATTAGCCTCAACCCTTGATTGATTGTTATTGTGTAATCTTGGCTTGAATCCCTGCATTTCACACAACTTAACCGTATCTGCACCCATCATCTCGCAGTTATGCAGGTCTTGCTTGCTTAACTTGATTAACATTTGCTTTTCTCATTCTTTTTAATCCATTCATTAACAGACCTATCATAATTATTTGTTTTCCTGTCCTCCATGTCTGATAACTTAGTCTTTCTTCTAGTTCCCCTGATTACCTTTCCCCCACCAAGATCGTTAGCCACACAAATGCCTTTTTTAATTCTTATCTGACTCATGCATCTCTCCAGTCGTTAGGTTTTAATCTGCTTGATCACTGCTTTTCCGCAGGAGGAACTCGAAAGTCTAGCTCTGCGGCTGTAAATATTAACATCTCAATAAGAGAGGAGTATTCCCGCGAGCCAACTTCAGAGCTTCTTTTTACAGGACGTCTTATCTCACCAATAGATGTTTTGATATGCTCACTCCCAAAGGTTCTACATAGTAGCTCCTCATGCATCTCGTCATGCGTCATGCCCACAAACTTAGCGAACTCACCGCACCACTTTCTGTAGTATCTCTCTTGAGATGATGACCTTGACTTGGATATGTTTTTTATCTCTATCAATATTCCTCGTTTTGACTTGAGGCATAGGTTCATCAACTCTAAACTTCTTTCAGGGAAAAGATTAGAGAGCGGCAGAAGGATATCTACCACTCCCTTGTTTTCCTTTATTGATAGCTTGATCATTCTAGAATGGGACATCTTCATCAAACAGAACAGGTGCAGGTGCAGGTGCAGGAGCAGGAGCAGGTGCAGGAGCAGACTCAGGATTATAAACCTCAGTGCTAAGATACATATACTCTGCACCAGTAGTTTTAGCTACACGATTCCATGAAGCTATTTGCATCTTAAGCTTAAAGTCAGCAACAGGATGTGCTTGGTTAGCCTTAGCCATCAACAGCAGTTCCTTCAACTGAGCAGAGCTAATTTCAACATTGCCTCTAAAGTCAGGTTGCTTATCATTAGTCTTCTTGTCATTCACAAACATTGCGCCTTCGCCTTTCGGATATTGCTTATTCATTGGTCTCTTCCTTCTTAAGTGATTTAGATAGTGCGGTAAATTGATCCTTCAAAGAAGCGTATGCAGAAGGATGGAACGTAGTTAAAAAGTCTATGACTTTCTTGTTAGCCTGCCACTGACTTCTAAGATCATCAGGTGACTTCATCATTTTCTTAGCAACTGCAATCATCTGGTCAACCCAGTATTGTGCGCCTTCGGGAGTCCATTTCAGATGAGGCTCATCGTCTTTGTCTTCTTTTGGCTCAATAGGTTTTGGCGGAGCAGGCGCAGGAGAAGGCTTTGTCTTCTTGCTATAAACTTCTTCAGTAATAACGTCATCAATCATATCTTCTGGCTGAGTTTTGCCTTGGTAAATATGAAATCCTAATCCAAACATGGCAATTGTTTTAACCAAGCATCGCATTTTGTTATCGCTTATATCTCTAGACGATGGATTAGTTATCGTCTTGTTGGCATAGTTCATGCAGGGCAACCACATCTGCCTAGTAAGGCCATGTATCTCAACCTGACAGACAACTGACACTGTTCCGTCTAAGTAAGTCTCATTGTCCAGAAACGCAAAGGTAGCCTCTGGATAATGATTCATCAGCAAAGCCCACGCCTCATTCCAAGGCAGGTAACTTAGTTTGTTTTTAGCTTTAGCTACGTTGGAGCAGTCAACATCGTACAGATTACTCCAGATAGCCCCGAAAGTTATTTCAGGATACTGTTCTTTTTTTGGCATTTCGCACTCCTAGTTTTGACTTGAAAATGGATTCTTTTTATACCCACTTAAATTTTTTCTATACCCTATACCTGATTCGCCAAACTGAGTCTCAAATGCTTTCTCAAGCAAAATGACAATCTCCAACGGTTCTAGATTATAAAAAAGCATTGCATCTACGTTTGCGATAAAGCCCCTAGCGCACGTAAACTTAAAAATATCCCCTAACATGTTTGACTTTAAATCTGGCATTCCTGTAATAGACCATATTGACACCATCTTTAAATATGTATCTTCATCAGTTCCAATCACCCACTTACCTCCTTTGAAAATTGTGGACACCACTCGTTAACGCGACACCAATTCTGAATACATCTGGTAGCCTCGCCCTTCCTAACCTCAACATTGTGCTTCTCAGGTTCGATAGATATAGCATCTATAAATTCGTCAGCATCTTCTTGAGAGCTTAATACTCTAACCGCCCTCTTTCTGCCCTTCTTCATAACAGCGTAACTATCATCTTTTTTCCATGTCTCACCCTGAGTACACTCACCTATCTCTTCGCCAGTCAGACGCTTAAACTCAGCCTCTTGGTGAAGCCTTACTCTTTCCTCAACATATTGGTCTTGCTTCTTGTTAGACCACAACGGAATATTGATCACCGTTATAGGGGATTGAGGGTAGTTTGCATCTTCGCCTGCTCGTCTGCGTTGCCAGTCCCGTATGATTGCTATTATTCTTAACTCCTTAACAACAGCAAGCTCAGACTTTCTTATCAACCATGCGTAACAATTAAGTTGGTTGTGCCATTCTTGTTTAGCAAAGATAACTGACCACACAGAAGTAACCTTGTAGTCACTGACAATACGACCTTTATCAGTCAGCTCTTGCAAGTCAACAGCGCCAGATATAGTCCAACCTAAAACCTCAGCGAACATTCTCTTCTCACTAACAACGCCACCCGAATACTTAGTAGCCTCCTCAAACATGCTGTGTACGGAAGTGCCAAACCTTGACCAAAGAAAATCAACAGCATCTTGTTCAATGTTGTCAGCATTCTCTCTTGCAAGAACAGCAACCTGTGGTGAGTCTATAAGCTGTGTAACTGACCTATTAGACTTTCCCTTTGTGTAATCGTCTTGCGTTAAGGCAGAGACAACAACAGCAGGTAAGTTAAACTTGTTAGTAACAATCACCCTAATCTACCCTGTCATCCATACGGAAAACCCTTACGCCCAACCGAAAGGGATCGTTCTCTCGTCGAACTGAGAATACCATATCGCCATCAATCGGAGAGTCAGCCCGATTAGCGTATCGTGCAATGGAAGCCCTAATAGCCCCTATCTTTGACTTCTGGTCATCAAGATTGGTCGGTAAAAAGAAACTCTGTCCCACGCTCATCTGTTCCATCGCTTCCCTTAAGTCTAGAGGAAGCTTCTCGCCTGTCCCCAACCTTCGATCCTTTGGCAGAGGAATGTTGTCCTCTAAGATCAGACTTCCGGTTAGTGTATCGTTGCTGTCTATCGTCATACTCTATCGCTCCAGTCTCTTCTGCTTCGATTAAAAAACTACCCATCTTGCTCATGCTAAACCTCGCTATACTGCTTGGTTAATTTTGTTCGTTGGTATATAGTAGTAGACATCTTACAATAGGAAAAGTAATATGACAACAGTTGATTTTACAATAATAGGTGAGCCTGCTAGTAAGGCAAACTCAAGACAGCTTGTAACCATTAGGGGAAGGCCTGCTTTTATAAAGAGCAAGAAGGCTAGGGATTATGTTAAACTTTTTGATCAACAATGTAAGGCGCTTCCTGAAATGCTAGAGGGTGACCTTGCAGTAGTAATAAAAATTTATTACGCCTCAAGAAGACCAGACCTAGACGAATCAGTTATATTAGATTGTATGCAAGGGAAAATTTATGGAAACGATAGACAAGTCAAAGAGAAGCACATCTTGTGGTCGCTCGACAGAGAATCACCCAGATCAGATATTGCAGTTATGTCGCAGGATGATCGTACAAGCATTGAGAGATACCTACGACAACAGCGAGTCAGTTAGCTTTGAGGCGGCAAGTTATTTTGCGTCTGGAGATCATTCTTTCGTGTGCGATAAGCTTAACTTGGATCATGATAAGTTGAGGGATGAGGTCATTGAAGCATTAAGACTTGGGGGCGTAAAAAAGCAAAGGATGATTAGCGATATTATTGAGGGGTTAGAGAATGATTTTAAGGGTGTAAGCTAACAGGAATATTCCAAGTAACAGGAATATTCCTGTTAGTTAGGATTATATTTCAAACAGGAATCTTCCTAACGGAAGTTATTATAATCACATATTTCAGTGGAGTGCAAATATGAATGAACTAGACTTAGGATATTTTTTCTCAAATATCTACGAAGACTGTAGGGTTCAATGCCCTGAATGCTCAGATGAGCGTAAAAAGAAAAACGTAAAAACATTGGCTGTCACCATAGATGGAGGTGATTGCTTATATCAATGTCACCACTGCGGTCTATCAGGACGATACAACAGACCCTCGATTCAAGCTCAAATTAAACCGCAAACAGTGAGGGCTATATCAGTGCCTACTTCATCAGACCAAGAACTAATCAGCAAATATTTATTGTCGCGAAGTATTGATCCCTTATCTGTAACAAGTTACCCAGTAGTTTCTGGAGTCAAATATTTTAACGGGTCAGGTGAGATGGATGCGATTGGTTTTGTTTATGGTGATCGTGAGTCGGTTAAGTGGAGGTCAATACAAGGCAAGAACTTTACTCAGGATGGTGCGGCAAGAACCTTGTGGGGAATTGATCAGTTAGAGGAGGGAGCTAAGGAGATTATTTTTGTTGAAGGTGAGACTGACTTGTTAGCCTGCGCTTCATCAGGCCTTGAGAACGTGGTCAGTGTTCCCAATGGTGCGCCCCAGAAAGTAAGTAACAGAAAGGTTAACCCAGAGGATGACAATAAGTTTGCGTATGTCTGGGCGGCTAGGGAGCAGTTAGATAAGGCTGAAAGGATAATACTTGCAACAGATGAGGATGAGGCAGGGTTCGCTTTAAGAGAGGAGTTAGCAAGACGTATAGGCAGAGCAAGGTGTTGGACAATTGAGTACCCAGAGGGGTGCAAGGACACCAATGACGTCCTTAAGCATTTCGGGGCAGAAGCTGTTAGAAAAATGATTAAGGATGCAAAACCTGTTCCGCTTGAAGGTGTTTACTCTGCCGATGATTACACTCATGACATTGAGCATCTTTATGAGGAAGGAATAGTTGGCGGTGCATCAACAGGACTTGCAAGTGTTGACGGGTTGTTTACCGTTGTTCAAGGCCAGTTAAGTATAGTGACTGGAATTCCGGGAAGTGGGAAGAGCGAATTTGTTGATCAGCTTATGGTTAACTTGGCAAGGAGAGAGGGTTGGAAGTTTGCAATTGCGTCATTTGAGAACCCACCACCTCTTCATATCGCTAAGTTATCTGAAAAATATATAGGCAAGCCATTCTTCCACGGAATGACTGAAAGGATGAGCAGTGAGCAAAAAACTGAAGCACTACATTGGATAAAAGACCATTTCCTATTCTTGGAGAACAAGGGTGGAGACTCGGCTACCATTGACAGCATACTTGATCGTGCAAAGCAGGCTGTCATGAGGCTAGGTGTTCGCGGATTGGTGATTGATCCTTACAATTACATCGAGTCTAGCAAGGGTGTAGACAATGAGCATCAGGGAATCAATGAGATGCTTACTCGCTTGGTCAGCTTTGCCAGAGCGCACGATGTACACATATGGTTTATTGCTCACCCTGCAAAAATGATGACTAATCAGGATGGCTCTACTCCAGTACCAAAAGGTATGAACATATCAGGTTCAGCCGCATTCTTTGCCAAGGCAGACTTGGGCATTACCGTACACCTAGACAAGGATAAGAATGTTGAGATTCATTGTTGGAAGTGTAGGTTTAAATGGGTAGGCACTACTGGTACTATTAATTTAGATTACGACATCCCCACTGGGCGTTATTCTGACATTGCCTATGGTGACTTTGAACCAAGTGGGACTAATGGTAACGGAAACGACTGGCATGAGACTAGCGATGACTGGGACTTCTGAGATAAAAGTAAACGAGACAGGCACAAGTGAGCTACATAAACGTCACAAGACCTCTCTTGAACCAAGTGATAACGCATTTCTTAGGGTAAAGGTAACTGATCAGCTATACATTGATCGGTTGCTTTTGACCAAGAAAATAGATGTACACCATCACATGACTGCTGAATGGATTCTTGATCAAGCAACAAGGGCTAATGTGTTTGTAAAAACGCCATCAATGAGCGGCACGTTTGGTGGTGGTAAGGGTGATAAGTACACAAACGGATTGTTGTTGTTTTCTCGTACCATGAATAGAATAAAGAAAAAGTTTGGAAGGACTGGTGAGAAACTAGCCTTTGATATTATTGTCGATGATGTGAACATAAAGGATGTGAAAGCATTGCAAATGTTTAGAAAAATTCTCGACCACTTGAGGTAACCTACTGCTGTGTTTTGTGAACCAGTGGTAGTAATTTTTTATACTCTTAACAACTTAACAGCAAGGAAACCACCCGGGCGGTCTTGCAATTATTGACAGGTTAACAGCAATGAGCAAAGGTTCTAAACAACGGCCAACAAACATAATTAACTTTGATTCTTCTTGGGATAGGATTTTTGGTAAACCTTCTCAGGACGAGAAAAAGAAAGGCAAAAAAAAAGCCCCACTCCAAGATAGGAATGAGGCTTTGTTAGGTAAATCTTTAAACTGAATTTAATACAGCGGATAACTCTGCAAGTATAGATTGAGCTTCTTTTCTGACTTCACGCCTGAAACTCACAGCGGTAGTCAAAATCATTCTAGCTATCTCTTTATTATCGACAGTCTCAAGGTCTTCTATTTTGCCGCTGTCAATGTGATTAAGAACCTTGTCTACATCCCATTCCTCAAAATCATCACCCCAGTCTGGGAACGGTATCGACAGATACTCACCACTTGCCCAAATAATATCGCTCGTTTTCACTTCTTGATTCATCATAACCTCCTTCTTTATAGGTAATTATAGCGTAGCAGTGGATCAGCGTAGCTAATAGAAACGCCATGATATAGGCGAACATAAAACACTCATAAAATAAACTAAACATAAATCAATCCTCATCATAGATTTTTTTGCATCCATTGATCGTCATCACTTAATATCTTACTTACTTTAATATCACAATTTTCATCCCACAATTGGAGCAAAAGATCGCCCTCCAACGCCTTCATTGAATTAAACTTCCGCTTGAAATAAATATAGTCAAAGCCGCCATCACCATCACTAATCTTTTCGGTGACATCAGCAATGTAAGAGTGAGAATCATTGTCTGACTCTTCTCCTATATTTGACACCTTAAATGTTAGGTTGGTGTCTCCTTCGCAGTCTAAACAGAACGTCCTGTTGTACTCTGACTTAACAATACGACTTTCACTGTATACAAACAAGCCCACGCCAGAAGCCCCTCCTTCAGACACTGGTAGCTTCCAAGCCCCATCCGTCCAGACTGGGGAGTTAGCCATGCCTACGTTTCCACTGCCGCAATAAGAGCATTTAGCAACAATAAGCTTATTGTTAAAGTTAATCTTCTTCACTGATCTTGTCCTTTTTAGACTTGAACAATGAAGAGAACCACATGAGCGTCCGTATCCGAAGTAAAGTTCCGCGCTTTGACTTACTATCATCGCCTTCGAATAAGATGCCATGTACAACCTCGGTCTTGGGGTATGCCACAAGGTCATCAATAGATATATTGTACTCCTTGGATATAGCAATTAACGTGGATACATGCGGCATAGATTTTTGACACAAAATTCTACTTATAGTCGGCTGTGGAACGTCAATTGCCCTGCTCAGTTCCGACTGATTAATATTATTTTTAAGCATAATCATCCGTAAGTTTCTAGCCACGCACATCACGTGATAACATTGTTCAGCTCTCATTTTGTATCTCCTATTTCTTGGTTTATGCCACCCAACTCAATGTTGATTGACTCGATCTCGGTTTGTTTCATGCGAACCTGCCACTCAAGATCAATTTGCTTTGCTCTTAACTTGCCAACAATAAGACCCTGCACTATTCTCAGGTAATCATCTAATTGGCTTTCGCCTGTTAACTTGGTGTTTACAAGCATGTCCAAAAGATATTTTGCCTGCTCTGACTTGTTGACACCGTAGACTTGGTGAACGTGATCAAACATCTCACGTAAATTTCCTTTGGCCTTAAATACTACATTGACCCCTTCATCCTCATAAACATCACTCATCCTGATCTCCTTCACTTTTACTGTAAGTATTTATTATGTAATTTGCCTCAGCACCAACGTCATGATGGCGCTTGAGTGCTGACTTCATAGCACTCCTGAGACCCTCTTTATCAACATGGATTTGACCCTTTGATAAGCAATTGAAAATATACAATCGCCTTGTTGAATCTAGCGTATTAAAATATTTATCCATTTCCATTTTCCTCACTTCCCTCGTTTGTGGATTTCCACATATCAACTACATCGGTGACACCCATTAATTCCTCAGCAACCTCGTTGCAGAGTTTGCAGAAACGAATCTCACGACCATCCTCATCCTCGGCATAATCAAGCTCACTATCATGTGCGTCACAATACTCAGCATCCTCCTTGTCCCAAGGACAATCAGGCAACAGCTCATCATGATCTGATCTATCTAACATGTTAGACATAAAAAGTACCTCCCGCGACCAACTCTCATTGGTCGCTTATGTTATGCGGCTAATGGATCGTCATTAGCCAGTATGTAGTCAATACCAGATGCCTTAAGATTCTGTCTGTAATAATAATCAGGCATAACAACCAGTATAAGTATTGCGCCAGACTCAGCGCAGATGCGGTAATCATCAGCACCCATTTCTCCATCAGTGAATATCAAGTGAAGGTCATGCTCGATGCCGTTCTCTTCTATCCACTCAACACTTGATGCCATGTATGTGCCGCCACCCTCAACAATATCTATATCAAGCAACTCATCGCCAGACATAGCCTCATCGACCTGAGTGACATAGTGACCGCATTGGATTAGGGTCACACCTGCACTAGGTGAGAGGGTATCAACCAGTGATGCGGCCTCTGTCATAAACTCATTAACGCGGTCAGGATACTGCTGTACTGAATAGCTTGTATCCATAGTGTTGATCAACCTATGAAACGATCCGATACGACTAGGTGCAATCACACCAGTGTTTATATATCGCCTGCGGTTGATACGTGACCATGTTGACTCAGAGCCTGCTGATACTCTTGTGACCCTATCGGCCAACTCAGCCCTCCAGTCAGTAGCTGAGGCAGTACCACCATTCATTCTAGATGCACCAACTAATCCGTCAGCAATCTCAGGTTGATTATGCTCACCAGACTCACGGCTGTGCTTGACCTGACCAATAGCCCTATCCATAGCGTCAGCGATGCGGTCTGTGTCCTCTCTACGTGCATTCTCCTGCTCTTTATCAGTACCGTCATACTGTGGCACTAGATGCGTGTCTATGCCTTCCTTAGACGCATTCTGTAAAGGATCAGCTTGGTTGCCGCCCTTGCCGTCTTGATCGCCAGATTCATCATTATTATTCTGACTCGATGATTGTTGATCTTGATCCCCACTGTCATCAGAATGTCCGTCATTATTATCAGTAGATTCACCATTAGCGTTATTATCTTGATCGTCATTGCTGTCATCCTTTGCTGAGTTATCGGGTGTGTCTGGCTGATCATCATTGTTATTAACCAGTTGCATATAAACATCATCGACTAATTCGTTGCGGTCAATACTGCTGTCGAGCAATCCCTCTGGGATAAACTCAAGGCCATGCTGAACTAAGTCAGCGTTAATCACATAGTCAGCCGCTCTGTTCCAGACTTTAGGACAATACTTTATCTTGCTAACACCGACCTGACGAAACCAGCCGCGATCAAGGAATGCTTTGCCTCGCTGAGGGTGACGTAAAACGATGTGTGATACCTCATGAGCCAACAGGAAAGCTCTCTGAGAGTCACTAGCAAGGCCTCTAAAGAATTCTTTATTGAGGTATACGAATATTCCATCAGTTGCACCGGTAGGCACAGCGTCAGTCCAGATAACTTTAGTTGCCTGAAGCAATGAATAATACACTTGAGCCTTGGCCTGCAAAACAATCAAGGCCTTGACGTATGGCTTGGAGTTCGCCTGCTCAGGGTAGTCGTTGGTAAATAGCGGTCTTGCGTTTAACTTATTCATATTAAGATACTCCAAGAGTAATTAGATCATGATACTTTGCTAAGAATTGATTGACCAGTGGCTCGTTTGACACCCACCCATTTTTGCCTGCTATCTTGAGCAACCTCACGCCAAGCGATACCTGTAAGTCTGTACGCAATCGCAAGATATACTTGAATGACTGGCCTATGCTGTCGCCATCAGTTGCTGAGGCAATCGCATTATGCCCTGCTAACATTTGGTAGCCAGAATCGAGAGGCAGTGTGCAGGACTCAGGGTTTATCTGTATGTCTCGCTCAGTTGGGACGTTATCCCTGACCTGCGCGTAGGTGCATAGCATCTCAGTTGCGCCATTGCCAATGTTGGCAGAGAGCAATGAGCGTATCGTTCTGTTGAGATATGCATCCTGACCTTTAGCATTAAGGAATGCTGTTAGATGATCGGACGCTCTCACTGCTGATCTGGGCGAACAGTATTGCTCGTCAGTAGCAGGCACAGAGTC